GCCACGGTGATCGGCACGCTGCAGTCGCGACTTGCCGATGCCAACACGAAGTTCATCGACGCCGAGAAGGCGCACCAGACGGCTATCGCCGCCAAGGACGCCGAATTGGCCAAAAAGGACGCCGAAATCGACGCCCTCAAGGCCAATGTTCTCGACGAGAAGGCTCTCGACGCCAAGGTGCAGGCCCGCGCGGACCTCATCTCCGTTGCCAAGTCCATCGCCAAGGACGTGAAGACCGAAGGTCTGACCGACGCCGATATCCGCAAGGCCGTGGTCGTCGCCAAGCTCGGCGATGCGGCTCTCGCCGGCAAGCCCGAGGCCTACATCGATGCGCGCTTCGACATCCTGGCCGAAGACGCCAAGAAGAACCCCGATCCGTTCGCCCGCGTCGTCGCCGATGGCCTCAGCGCGCCGGCCAATCTCACCGACAGCAACAAGGCCTACGAAGCCATGCTTCAGCGTGATCGCAACGCCTGGCAGGGTAACCAGAAGGAGACCGCATAATGGCAATCCCTCCCGTCTCTTACTCTCGCGATACGCCGAAGGGTTATCCCGGCATGATCGCCACGACGGAGCCACATCACATCATTTCGATGATCGTGGCCGCCGCTTCCGCCGATATCCCGTTCGGGCGCGGCGTTCTCTTCGGCACGGTCGAGGATACGGTCGCTCTTCCGGCGGCCATTGGCAAGTTCGCTGGCATCGCCGTGGCGGATCGCACGATCCCGTTTGAACAGGGCGAGGTCTTCAAGGCCTACGACCAGATCAGCGTGATGAAAAACGGTTCGATCTGGGTCACGGCGCTCGTCGCCGTTGCGCAGGGCGATCCCGTCTACATGACACCGACCGGCACCTTCACCAATGTCTCGAACTCCAGCGCAAACCAGCTGATCGAGAACGCGGAATGGGCGACGGTCACCTCTACCACCAACCAGATCGCCAAGCTTCGCCTCGGCGTCACCAAGTAAGGGGACATCACCATGTTCACGACTGATGCGCCCGCTCTGGCGCTGAACTTCCTGCGCACCGCGCAGAACTATATCGAGCCCGGCATCTATGCCCGCCAGTACCCGGACTTTCAGTACCGGGAACTTGTCCCGGTCGACAACTCCGCGCCGGACTGGACGACCGCCATCGATTTCTTCTCGATGGGCGATGACATTGGCGAAGCCCGTGAATTCGCGCCCGATGGCGACGACATCAACTTTGTCGACTTCAAGCTCGACAAGGGTTCGAGCCGCGTCTTCATGGTCGGCATTGGCTACCGCTACAATCTCCAGGAGCTTGCCCATGCCCAGGCATACGGCATCCGCCTGACCGATGAGCGCGCTGATGCGGCCCGTCGCAAGTACGAGCAGTTCATCGACAACCTCGCGTTCATCGGCCGGTCGAAGCTCGGCATGTCCGGCCTCATCAACACGACCAGCGTCACCGCTCTCACCGCCGCGAACGGTGCAGGCGGTACGGCAACCTGGCCGACCAAAACCCCGGACGAAGTGGTCGCCGACTTCAACCGCGTGCTCGGGCTCATCTTCACCGAATCGAACGGCATCGAGACGGCAGATACCATCCTGATCAGCCAGGATCGGTACAACTATCTGATCGGCAAACGTCTCGATCCGACGTCCGAGACCAACCTGCTGGATTACATCCTGCGGGCCAACGTCTACACGGCCCGTACCGGTCGGCCGCTGACCATTCGTGCCGTGTTCGGTCTTGAGACCGCTGGCGCCGGCAGCACCCAGCGCATGGTCGCCTATCGCCGCACGCCTGATGTCGTGAAAATGCACGTCCCCATGCCGCTGCGCTGGCTTCAGGCAGAGCAGCGGCTCCTGAAGTTCGAGGTTCCGGGCATCTTCCGCACCGGTGGCGTGGAAGTGCGCCGTCCGGGCGCGATGCGCTACCTCGATGGCATCTGAGGAGGCAGCCATGTCCAAACAGGTCACTATCGAAAATGCCCTCGCGGGAGGCATCGGCCTCCCCACGGGTCAGGTTGTCCCCGGCCACGGCTCCATCGCGGTGGAGCCCGAGATCTGGGATGAATCGAAAGAGCACCCCGTCGTTGCGGCGCTCGTCAAGGACGGGTCTCTCATCATCGACGGCAAGGGCAAGAAGAAGTCGGCGCTCGGCGAGCGTGATGAGAACGGCGATACCGAAGAGATGGCGGAGATGCGCAAGCGTTTCGACGCAAGCTACTCTGCTCTTCAGTCGGAGCTTCAGGCAGAAAAGGCCAAGGTCGCGGATCTGGAAAAGCTGATCGCTGATCGAGGCGCCTCCGGCCAACCGGCAGCGCTCAAGGCTGAACATCACGGCGGCGGCAAGTTCAACGTCACGCAGGGTGAAACCATGCTGTTGTCGGGCCTTTCCAAGGCGGATGCCGATGCTTTCAACGCAATGAGCGATGAAGACAAGGCCGCATACGTAGAGGCATCCAAGAAGTAACGAATAGCCCGGCGGTTTTCCGCCGGGTATTCCTTCCAGAGGATGGAAGATGGCCTATACCACCCCGACTCCAACAACCTTCAAGACCCGCTACCCGGAATTCGCGCCGGTGAGCGATGCCCTGATCCAGTTGATGATCGACGATGCCGTGGCAGAGGTGGGCGAGACGTGGGTCGAGAAGGACCGCGCCCGCGCTCAGATGCTTCTCGTCGCTCACTGGCTGACGATGGAAGGAGAGCCAGCCCGCACCGCTTCCGGCCAAGGATCGGCAGGGACGGGCATCGTCAAGCGCCGCAAGGTTGGCGACGTCGAGACGGAGTTCGCCACTCCCGGCGGTTCGTCGGACGGAAGCGCCGCAAGCGGCTACATGCTCACGGCATACGGGCAGGAATACTTGGCCATCATGCGCCGGAACTTCCCGGCCGTGGCCGTTGTCTGAGGAGAAAGCCATGAAAGTGACGAACAAGGGCAAAGAGCGCCAGGGCGTCCACACCACCAGCGGCGTGGTGTTCATCCATCCCGGCAAGAGCCGCGACGTCGAACTGACCGAGGCCGGCGAGAAGCTGGTCAGGGCATCGCAGGACCTGTCGATTGACGGCCGCACGCGCAAGGTCCCTGAAACGCCCTCCGAGCCTTCCGAGGCCAGCGAGGCGTGAGCTTTACAGTCGATGTGGTGCGCCGCCGGCATGTCGATCTGTCGAAGATCCAGCTGAGCTTGCGCGGCCCCAAGAAGGTAAAGGTCGGCTTTCCATCCGGTGAGGCCGACAGCGACAATATCCAGAAGGCCGTCTGGAACGAGTTCGGCACGCGCGGAGGCGCTTCCGGCGGGGGCTGGGGCGGTCCGGTTCCAGAGCGGCCATTCCTCCGCAACGCCATGCGGGACAACAAGGGCAAGTACCGGCACGGCATGCGAGCGTCGGCGGCGAAGCTGCTCACCGGCAAGACTTCTATCTCGGTCGTGCTGGCGAAGCTCGGGATCATGGCGCAGGGCGATGTGCAAGAGAGCATCACGTCGCTCCAGTCGCCGCCTAACAGCCCGACGACCATTGAAATCAAAGGCTCAAGCAACCCGCTGATCGATTCCGGCGAGATGCGCGGCGCGGTGACTTGGAAGGTGTGGGACGGATCATGATCGACGTTGCCATTGCCATCGACGGGGAGGCCGTCAACGTCACCCGGAGCCGAAGCGGTGGCGCCTACAATGAGGATGGGGAGTGGGTGCCGGGTGCGGCTGCGAGCGCCACGATCCGCGCCGCCATTCAGCCGGTGAAGGGCAATCAGTTGATGGACATGCCGGAGGGCATCCGCGCCGAGGCCGGCTGGATGTGCTGGAGCCGATCGGACATCCTTCTCGACGACGTGATCACCCACAAGGGCGTGCGCTACCGGGTGTTGTTCGTCTGGCCGAGGGATGACGGTGCGTTCTACCGCGCCGCGCTGGGGAAACTGGCATGACCGATGATGAGGTCCACAGCGCCCTTGTTCGCTGGGTCAAGGCCAAGACGGGCGCAACCACGATCAAGGCCCATCAGTCCGGCCCGACGCCGGCTTTGTCTTACGTCATGGTCAACGACACCGGCACGGCAGAGGTCCGGCGTTGGCACCAGCAGACCGAATACACCGAGACCGATGCGGAGAACTCGGCCGGCGAGAAGATCGTCACGGCGGCTCCTGTCATCGAAATGGAATGGCGGTTCTCGGTTCACGCCTACGGCCCGAGCCCGACCGATCGGCTCCGGCCCATCGTATCGGCCATGAAGGTATCTCAGGTCATGGAGCCGCTTATGCCCGGCCTGCATGTCCATGAGGTTTCAGCCATACGGGACGTGCCGGACTGGATCAACAACGCATGGCAGCCCCGCGCTCAGATGGACATCATCGTTCGCGGCATCATCCGTGACAGCGTCGGCGAGGTCGACGTCATCGACGACTACAGCTTCGACATCGCTCGGGCTGAGTAACCCCTGAAAACTCAACCAGAAAGGAAATCGCCATGGCGGTGATCCCCTATTCGCGCGTGGTGGACGTCTCTGTCTCGCGCAATGACGCTTTCCCCAGCCGCCGTGGCTTCGGGACGCAACTCATCATCACCACCGAGACGGTGGCCGGCAAGGTCGACACGACGGCCCGCACCAAGGCCTACGGCTCGATGGAAGAGGTCGCCACCGACTGGGCGCCGACCACCAGCGCCTACAAGGCCGCGCTCTCGGCGTTCTCGCAGAACCCGCGCCCGCGCTTGCTCAAGATCGGCCATGTCGCCGACGATGGCACGATGACGGGCCCGGAACTGACCGCTCAGCTCGATCTCCTCTATGCCTACGACAGCGACTGGTATTTCCTCACCATCGCGGCCAATCTGCGCGACGTGGCGGCCCTCTCGGCCCTCCTGACCTGGATCCAGGCAAAGCCGAAGCTCGCGATCATCGACAGCAACGATGACGACACCGAGAACCCGGCTGCTACCACGTCGATTGCTGCGGCGAACAAGGGTGACTTTGATCGCGCCGGCGTGTTCTATCACACGACGGCAGACGTTTATCCCGCTGCTTCGCTCGCTGCGTACATGCAGACCCGCAGCTTCGATGAAGCGAACACGGCCTACACCGCCAAGTTCAAGTATCTGCCGGGCATCCCCGCCGTGAACATCGGCTCCGCTGCGCTCACCGCCGTTACGGGCTTCACGCCCGGCGTCGGCCAGTCGGAAGCCGCCGGCCATATGGCCAACACCTATATCGACATCGGCAGCCGCAACTTTGTCGTCGAAGGCTCGACCCTCACGGCAAACGTCTTCCTCGACGAGATCCACGCGACGGACTGGATTATTGCCCGGACAGAGGAGGAGATGCTGGGCATCTTCCTCAATAACCCGCGCGTCCGCTTCGACGACAGCGGCATGCAGGTCTTGGCCGGCGCGGTCCGCACGGTCATGCAGCAAGCCATTCGCGCCGGCATCGTCGCCAACGACCTCAACCCGGAGACGGGCGATTACGAGGCCGCGGTGCAGATCACCGTTCCGAGCGTCTTCGACGTGCCGGAAAGCCAGCGCAAGGCCCGTATCGCGCCGAACATCGAATGCCGCTTCCGCTATGCCGGCGCGGTCCACTATGCCGTCGTCCGCTACCAGATGGCATTCTAAGGAGGCCTGACCCATGGCACTTACTTCCGCATATGGATTCATCAATACCGCCAACACGGTCGATGGCCAGATCATCCAGGGCCTCTGGGACGGTGACGATGCAATCAGCATCGCGCCGATCGCCGACAAGGGCACCATGCTCATCGGCGCCGACGGCTCGGCCCTGTTCTCCGTCTCAGCCAACCGCGGCGCGACGATCACGCTCCGGCTGCAGCACACCAGCCCGACGCACCGGCTGCTCCAGCAGAAGCTCAAGCGCCAGCAGGCTCTTGCTTCGCCGGCAACGGCATTCCCGGTCACCGCCTACGACACGTCGAGCGGCGAGGGCGGGACGGCAGACAAGTGTTTCATCCAGACCGCGCCGACTGACACGAAGGGCGCGAATGCCACGGTTCGCGAATGGGTCCTCGTGACCGGCGAGTTCAATGCGGAGATTCCGAATGGCTGAGCGTAAGATCCGGAACATGGAAATCCGGGTTGACCGGCCCCTTGCATCTGAGGCGCTGCGCCTGCAAGCCCGGCTGATGCGTGCGGCCGGCGGCGTGGCCGACCAGCTGCCCGACCTTATCGGCGCGATTCGGTCGGCCCAGAGCGAGGAAGCCAAGCAGGCGGTCGGCGTCAAGTTCATCGGGGTGCTCACCGGCGTCTTCGAGGGGCTGGAGCCCCACGAATTCGCTCATCTGGTCGGCGATATAGTCGGGCTTGCCAAGCTCAAGCGTCCGTCGGGGCACTACGAGACAATGGACCTCGACGGGGACCTGTCCGAAGACTTCGGCGCCATCATCCCGGTCGTGGCCTTCGTTCTGAAAGAGGTGTTCGGGGATTTTTTCTCCGCCGCGCCGGGCAGTGGCAGCCGCGGGGTGGCGGGAAGGGCCTGACCAATGCCGAGGTCGGGCGCATAGCCCCGAACCTCAACATGTGGCTGTGGCGGCCGATCCTTGCAGACCCGCCGATCTATACTCAGGCCGATCTAAGGCAATGGGTCACGCTTCAAGACGTCATGGACGCTCATGAAGCGCTCGATCTGAAGGGGGCGATGCAGGAAAAGAGCAAGGATTAGTCGCAGCGCGCGCCGCGCACGACACAAGGCCACTCGAAGATCCCGGCCCATATCCCGGCCCTCGCTGCTTCTGCCTCACGCTGCTCAGCGGCATACCGTCCCTTGCTGTATTTCGGCCAGTCGATGGCGTGACCGTTGCGGACCAGCCATCGGTTCACGTCGGTTCCGTCTGCACGGGTGCAGATTGCCACGATCCGGTTGCGGTCTCGCCCGGTCCTCTTGCAGGAAACCGGCCGAGATTGGGCGAGGAACGCGTCTAGCGCTTCGGCTGAGGTCTTGCCGCAGCGGTAGGCTTCTCCGGCGCTGTTGAGGCATCTCTGCCTGCTCTCGGGCGCATCAATACCGTCGAACCGGATGCGGACGCCTTGGATATCGATCGTGTCACCATCGATGACAGAGGCGCGGCCGGTTATGTCTTCTGCTGCAAATGCGGGGCCGGCGAGGGCGAGAGTGATGACTAACCCTTTGAGCATTGGCTCCTGCCAAGTTCGGTCATTTGGTCGTTTGATAGCGCTGCGGCATCCAGGATTCTGATCGTTATGTGTTCCCCTTCGGGCATGCCGGCCTCGCTCAAAAGCAAGCATACGTAATCTGCATATCCGTCTCGATTTGAGCCGTCATCGCGCACCGAGACCCATAGCGAAATTGGCTGAGGGAACATCGCCTCGATGACCTTCGGCTCTTCCTGGACCAGTGCGATGGCCTTCTCCCGCCAGTTATCCGCCGCGACTGAAGCCGCCGCAACCAGAAGCGCGAAGATAGCAAGTCCGAAACTCTTCATCGAAATCCTCCCATGGGTTGTGCCCATCAATATGGCTACTGAGGTCTGCAATCAATGATCGTTGACGAACTGGTCGCTATCCTTGGCTATGAGGTCAAGGGGCAAGACAAGCTGCGCTCGTTTACGCAGTCGATCGATGATGCTGCCCGGCGGCTCGCCACCTTCGCGGTTGCGGCCGGAACGGTTGCTGCAGCGGCAGCGGCTGCGCTTGGCAAGTCGGTCATCTCCACCACGGCCAAGTTCGAGAGCTTCCAGGCCACGCTCGAAACCGTGGAAGGTAGCGCCGAAAAGGCTCGTGCATCGCTCGACTGGATCAGCGACTTCGCGAAAAAGACGCCGTATGAGGTGGAGGAACTGACCTCCGCCTTCGTCAAGCTCCGGGCCTACGGCATGGACCCGACGAACGGGCTCATGGAGGATCTTGGCAACGCTTCATCGGCAATGGGCAAGCGCCTGATCGATGCCGTCGAGATGATCGCGGATGCGTCCACCGGCGAGTTCGAGCGCTTGAAGGAGTTCGGTATCCGCGCCAGCCAGGCGGGCGACCAAGTGACGTTCTCGTGGACCGAGAACGGCAAGACCCTCACCAAGACGACAAAGAAGACCGGCGAGGAGATCACAAAGTTCATTCAGGAGCGCTTCGGCCAGCGCTTCTCCGGCGCCATGGTTCGCCAGTCGAAGACCTGGAACGGGATGATCTCGAACCTGTCCGACACATGGACGGATTTTCAGCGCCGGATCGGGGAGGCGGGGTTCTTCGATGCCGTCAAAGGGCAGCTCGGCCGCGCCATCAACTTCCTGAACCAGTTGGACCTTGATGGAACGCTCGACCGGTGGGCCAAGTCTTGGTCTGCGGCTTTCGTATGGATCACCGATGCCATCGCCCGGTTCGGCTGGAGGCTTGCTGCGCATTGGGGCACGATCGCCGAGCTGATCGAGGAGCATAAGGGCGTCTGGGAATCGCTCAAGTGGGCGCTTCTGGCGATCGGCATACGCCTTTTCCCTGTCGTGTCACTGTTCAGCGCGCTCGCCTTGGCCGTCGACGATTTCCTCACCTACCTCCGCGGCGGTGATTCCGTCATCGGCGACTTCGTGGACTCGCTCGCCAACTTCCTGGGTGCTGACCCCGATGCGGTCGCCTCTGCAATCACCGCTATTGGGACTGCGGCGCTCGGGCTTTCTGGTGCCGCCGCAATCTTGGGAACGTTCACCGGCGCTGTCTGGCCTCTGGCGGCTGCCCTCGGGGCGTTCTCGGCTGCATTCTACCTCGCCAAGAGCGGGTTCGACTATCTGGCCAGCCTGGACGCCAAGGGCGCTCAGGTGAAGGCCGTCGACAACCCGCGCTCGAAGCCGGGCTATGTCGAAGGAGGCCACGGCTACGATAAGGAAGGCAAGTTCATCTACATGGACGGAAATCGCCGGGTGGATAGGCCCGACGAGAACCCGACCGCAGGCTTCACCAAGGATGCGCTCGACTACAAGTTCATGCTGCAGAACCTTGAAGAGAACCGCGCCAAGATGGAGGGCGGCGCATCCGCTGCGGCGGTCACCAATACGATGGCTGACAACCGAGATCAGCGCGTCAACGTCGGCGGCGTGAACGTCGTAGTGAACGGCGTGGCAAACGCGTCTGCTGCTACCGGCAACGCTGTCGGGAATGCGATCGGCAACGCCACCGCCGGCGCAGCGCGGGCGTCTCGGTTCGAGAAGGACGATGCTTTCTGATGTCCTCCATCATCGCCTTTTCTACGAGCATCGGCCCGGTCCCGCTCGACTGCGTGATTTCCGAGAAGCCCAGTTCCGAACTGGACATCACCGAGATCGCCATCGAGACCGGAGCCAAGATAACCGACCATGCCGTCGTGATGCCGAAGAAGGTCGGGCTGGAGGTCGCAAGCGGGAATGCGGCCGCCACCTTCGCCGCTCTGGTGGCTTTTCAGGAATCGCGTGTGCCATTCACGCTCGTCACAGGGCTGAAGGTGTTCAGCAACATGCTCGTGAAGGGAATCTATCCCGAGCGGGATGCCGGTTTCTCGTCCGTCTTCCGGGGCAGGGTGGAGCTGCAAGAGGTGATCATTGTCGGGACGGCTTATGCGGCCGACCCGGAGGGCGACAACAGCGAGCGCGGTAACCCCGGCGGCAAGAAGAGCACCAGGTCAGCGCCGGCCACGTCTGAGCGGGCCAAGGGCGGCGCTACACCCGATCGGGCGTCACAGACCATCCAACGCGGCGATGCGGGCGTGGTGTCTGCCATGCCGGCCGATCAATCCTACCTTTCGAGCTTGGCGGGCAACTGATGGAAGTCTTTCGCGTCATCGATGCGGCCGACCAACAGTTTGGCACGATCATCAACAACCGCCGGGTGACGATCCGGCTGCGGTATAACCCGACGTCTGAGCGCTGGAGCTTCGATCTGGCCATTGACGATCTGCCTGTTCTGCAAGGCCGGCGCATCGTGACGGGCGTCGATCTGCTGGCGCCGTTCAATCTCGGCCTTGGAGTAATCTTCGCCGCGGCCGTCACGCCGGGCGCGGTCGCGGATCGGCAGGCGCTGCCCGCAGGAACGGTGAAGCTCTTCCATGCCTCTGATGCCGAACTGGCGGCGGCCTGATGCTTCAGTACCTGAGAAAGGTGAGGGCCTCGTTCAACGGCGGCCTGGTCATCAATCCCGGCCTGGTCTCAGTCCATGAGATCAAGATCGAGTTCTCCATCAGCAAGGGCATATCGTCCTCGCCAAACTCAGCGGAGATCAAGCTCTACAACCTCGCCGAGACCACGCGTAACGGGATGGGCAAGGAGTTCGACGCCATCACGCTCGAGGCTGGCTATATGCCGCCTGCGGGTATGGCGGGCCCTGGAGTTCTCAACTACCGACGAAACGAAAACGGCGTGTACGTATCGGATTTCGGCAGAGTGGCGACGGAGTATTCCGGCAATGTAGGCATCATCTTCAAGGGCGCGGTTCGCGACGTCGAGCACAAGCGCGAGGGGACGAACATCATCACCACGATCGCCTGCGGGGATGGTGATGCCGCTTTCCGCAGGGCGACGATCAGCAAGAGCTACCCGTCCGGCACGCCCGTCAAGGACGTGATTGACGATATCGCGAAGCAGATGGAGGCCAAGGGCCTCAGCCGCGGCGAGTTCAAGTATCCCGAGGCACTGGAGGGCAAGACGTTCAAGCGGCCATATGCCGTCTGCGGCTCCTGCGTGCGCGAACTCGACACGATCGGCCGGGGCAACGGCTTCTACTGGTCGAGCCAGAACGAAACCCTTGAACTGGTCCCAAGTGACGGCTTTGTCGGCACGGTGGCGCTCATTACGCCGGAGACGGGCATGATCGGCACACCGGCTATCACCGACAACGGCGTGCGCGTCTCGGCCCTCCTGAACCCGGAAATCCGCCCGAACAGGCGGGTGCAGATCAAGAGCCAGACGCTCGAAATGAACGCGGCCGATGGGATGTATAGGGTCTCGGAATGCACCTACTCCGGCGACAATTACACCGGTGAGTTCAAGGTCGACATTACCGGCGAAGCCATCAAGGGCGGCAAGGTAGACGAGGGGATCAAGCGCTGATGGTTGGCCTGCTCGGAAAGACGACGAACCTCTCGCGCGACATCACGGGGCAGCAGGCGCAGGCCGAACGGGACAGCATGTGGGGGCCGATCCCTGGCGAGGTTCTGTCGTTCGACGCTTCCAAGGGCACCGCGACCGTTCGTCCGCTCTACAAGCCGCTGCACAACGGCCAGAAGGTCGACATGCCAGATCTTTACGAGGTGCCGGTTGACCAGCCGCGCACCAACGGCATGGGCATGACGTTCCCGGTCGCCGCTGGCACGCGGGTGATGCTCGCGCCCCAGATGCGGGCGATGGATGACTATGAAGAAGGCGGAGACGGCGGCGCATATGACGCCAGATCCTATCACCTATCCACAATGCGGGCCTCGCTCGCGGGCGGCGACAGTCTCTCGGCCCCGCTTGAGAACGCGGACGCTGACAACTTCCACCTGAGGTTCAACACGTCGGGCACGTTCGGAATGAAGGGCTCGCCCGACGGCAAGTTCCAGCTCAACGGGGCCGAGGGGAACCTCTTCGACATCCTGGCGCAGGTGGTTGAACTGCTCGGCAATGAGACGACGACGGTGTCGGGCGGCTCATCGGCAGGCATCTGGCCGCTCACTCATCAAGGTCAATTCGCGGCGCTCGCCGCCAAGCTTCGGGCGATGGTCCTATGACAGCAGTTCGCATCGGCCTCGCGATCGACGAGGCAACAAACGACCTGTTCCTTCGCGTCGACGGCAGCCTTGCAGTCGTGACAGATGCGGAAGCGGTCGGCCAACACGGGCGCCAACGCCTCCAGACCTATTCCGGCGAGTGGTTCCTTGACACGACCTGCGGCGTCCCGTGGCTCGATCAGATTCTCGGCAAGGGATATGACCCCGCGCTCGCCGAAAGCGTCGTGAAGGCTGAACTGCTCGATACCGACGGCATCGAGGAGATCACATCGTTCTCCGTCGCCTTCGACCGGCCGACGCGGGGCCTGATCATCCGCGGCATCAATGTCCTGACCATGTTCGATGAAGAGGTGGCCCTATGACCGACTATGGCGTTTTGCCGACCGGTTTCTCGCGCAAGCCGCTCACTGTGACGCTTGCCGAAATTGAGGCTGCCTTGGTGACCGAGTTCGGTCCGGGCGTGATCCAGACCCCTCAGTCACCGCTCGGTCAGGTCAACGGCCTGATGGCCGAGATCATCACGAAGCTCTGGGAGCAAGCAGAAGACATCTACCAGTCCTATGACCCGGATCAGGCAGAGGGAACGCGGCTGGATACCCTCGGCAGCATTCGTCTGATCGGGCGAGGGACAGCCAACGACGAGGAATATCGCCGCGCGATCACGAATGCCGGCCAAGCCCGCATCGACCTGCAGGATATCACGCGAGCAATCGCGGCCCTTGACGGTGTGACGTACTCCCATGTGTGGGTGAATGACACGGGCGAGGTCGACGAGAACGGCATGCCTGCCGGCTCCATCTGCGTTGCCGTGACGGGCGGCGAAGGGGAGGATATTGCCCGGGCCATACGACAGTACATCGTGCCCGGCGTGACCATCTTCGGAACTGAGATTGTCGAGAGCGTGATCGACGGCTACTGCCGGTCCTTCCGCATCCTCCGCCCGATCGATGTTCCCGTGCAGCTGACGATCACCGTCCGCACGCGCCGCGATGCCCTGGGCTGCCCGCCGCCGGCCGCTTCGGCGATCAAGGCGGCATTTCTCTCTTCGATCTTCCTCCTGAATGGGGAGGATGTGTCCTACTATCGTGTCCGGTCTATCATCGAGAGCCTGTTTTCCAACGTCGAGGTGGTCGCCATCAACGGGCAGAGGGATGGCATTTCGCAGGGCGACAATCAGGATGTCGATATTGCGTTCATCGAGCGCGCTTCCCTTGCCGCTGATGATGTGGCGGTCGTGGTGGCTCCCTGATGGCGTGCGTCGATCCTGATGCGATGGTCGAGGACGGAATCAACAAGGTCCTCACGCAGTATCGCGAAAGCCCGAAGCTCCTCCACATGATCCGCACCTACATGCGGAAGGTGGCGGAGATCCATACGGCGATCTGCGATCTACCGAGCCATTTCGACCTCCAGTCGGCCGTTGGTGATCAACTGACACTGATCGGCAAGCGCATGGGTTTCCCTCGCTGCCACTGCGTGTGCGACATCCAGCCGGTCTACGGATTTGCCTGCGAAGGCGTGCCGACCGACCGACCGATCATAGGCCCTTGCGAGGTTGGCTCGTGGGAGGGTTGCGGTGAGGACGGCATTTCGGAGATCTGTATCGACGATGACGAGATGTACCGGAAGCTGCTCATCTCTCGATCGTTCCAGATGCAGTCGCGTTACAGCCTCGAAGACCTGACCGCCTCTTTACAAGTTCTCTATGGGGAGCAGGCGGCGGTTCTCGATGCCGGCAACGGACGTGTGGTCCTCGCTCCATTCCGTGAACTCAGCGAGGCCGAGACGGCCATTCTGCAAATCGTGCCTCGCGCGCTGCCGCTCGCGCCAGGCATCGTATCCCGCTGGCACTTCGGCACGTTCCTGGTCGCCGGCTTCGGCGAAGGCTGGGGCGGCCCCTGCGAGGATTGGGAAGCCGACGGCCTGCCTCTGGCGACCGAGGCGGGCGACATTCTCGTCACCGAGAGTGGCGAAGAACTTTGGACCGGCGCGCTTACGCGGGGCGCCGACATGATGTGCGAGATCGATCTCAAACCCTATTCCTGCTGATAAGGAACCCCGAAAATGGCTGATTTTGACCCCCCGTTCGCCTGGGATGGCGAGCGGCGCGTGCCTACTGCTGACGAAATCCAGAGCGGCATCGGCTGCGGACCGTTCAGCCTGCCCCTGTGGAACTGGCTGCTCTGGTCTCTCCAGTCCGAAATCGGCCACGTCATCACCTTCAATGGCCTGACGCCGGACAACGGCGATATGGAACAGTTGAGGAAGGCCATTCAGGCCCAGATCGACGCATCGACAGGCGGCGGCGACCCTTCGACCTACCTGACCCTGCTTCAGGCATCGTCGCGGCTTCCTATCTTCCCGGAGGTGCAGAACGCAAACGGTCACTTCGGGGTCATCACGCCGGCCACGGGCCAGGTGCGCGTGCCCGCCGGCGTCAACTTCCTGCACCGCGGCATCTCGCCGTACGCAACCGTACAGACGGACTTGGCCACAGACGCGAGCAAGACGTACCATCTCCGCTGGAACAAGACGGATGGGTTCTCGCTGAAGGATCTGTCGTCTGGAGCCTACAACCCGTCGACGCTAGCCGAGGCGAACGCCGCGTTCGACAGTTCCTTCGATGACATGCTCGTCGCCAGGGTCGTGACCAACTCCAGCAACGTCCCGACGATCACGAACCTCGTCAACAAGGACCGCATGGCTATGCAAGCGCTCATCACGGGCACGAACGGCCGTGACGTCGGGCAAAATGGCGCGCGCTTTGACTTTGATCAGGCGATCAACTGGGCACGCACTCCGAAGGATTTCAACTTCTCGCTCGCCACCATCGGCGCGAACAACATCAACACGTTCGTTCCTGATTTTTCTATCGGGGCTAAGACCACCGGAACCCCGGCACCCACTGCATTTGACGTCAATCGCTACCGTCTCTCGCAGACCGTAATGTACGATTACTCGAATGCACTTGTGATGCAGTTCGCCGCGAGGGCATAACCGATGGGAATCACGATCGAAGATCTGAGCCCTACGGCTCTGCCAGGGCGCGACCATGTCGTGCCTGCGATGAGGGAAGGCCTGACGGTCAAGCTGACCATTGCTCAGATCCTTTCACTTCTCACCAGCAACGACATTCCTGCGGCTGCGGTAACGATCGCCAAGCTCGTCGACGGGGTTCTATCGGCCAACGCGGCAGGACGCGCGAAAATGGCGGATGGCTTTCTCACGTCTGCAAAATTCGCCTCGACCACCTTGGCCGACCTGAAATGGCTCTCAAAGGGCATCGGCGAATTCTACGTCGCAGATGACAACGTGGCGGGCGTGGATATTCCCCCCACGAACAGCAGCCTCTATCGGTTCGTGGAGCTGACGTCTGGCTTGACTGGATCGGGCCAGTACAACGAAGGCTGCCTTGGCAGCGAGAGTGTATCGGGTTCCGCCCCGCTGGTCTTGGCGACGGCTTTGGTCAGCCTCGCGGGATCGCCCATGAACGGCCAAACGATCCGGCTCATCAACACCGAGCGGCGCATGCTTCGGGCCGGCTCGGCAGGCACCCTTCAGAACGACGCAATCCAGAACGTGACGGGCACCATTTCGGGCGGACAGGAGGCTCTAACCGGCACAGGTCCGTTCACCACAGGGGCCAATGGTGTAGCTAACCGTCCAAACAATGGAACCGCGAGCACAAATGCAGTGAACTTCGACCTGTCCTTGGTGGCTCGGACAGACACTGAAACCCGAATGAAGAACATCGGCGTGCGAATTTTCAGGAGGATCAAATGAGATACTGGGCATTTGAGGGCGGTGTCATGACCAGCCCTTCGGAGACGATCAAGATTACGGAAGCGCAGTACCAAGCAGCCGTCGCCGGCATGCTGGACGGCAAGGTGGTGACGATCGATGGCGGTTTTGCCATCATCGATCCGCCCGAGCCGGAGGCTGCACCCGAGATCGAGCCGGAGGCCTGACCATGAGCTTCGGCCCCGGTAAGCACATTCTGCGGTACGACCAGGCGGGAAGCACGGTAGACCTCGTCCCGACCAGCAGCGGTAACGTATGGCTCGATGTCAATTGCATGCGGAAGAACCTGAACTATACCGTTCGCTATCCGTCTTCCGCGCCGGCCGGCCGTATCGTCGTGATGGATGCCGGTCCGTTCGGCAAGTTTTCCGATACGGGCACGCGGGGCATCACGCTCAAGCACGGCCAGTCGATCACCTTCAAGCGCACCGGCCGCGAGACGTACGATGTTGTCAGCGTCGGAGGCGTATCGGGGCTGCAAGGTCGTTCTTCGTCGTTTAACACCGCGCCCGTCCGCATCCTCATCGTCGGCCAGTCTCTCGGGCAGGAGTGGGAACATTCGCCAGCCGTTCAGTCCTTCGTTGATCGTCTGGACGAGCTGCACACGCTCGCCGGCACGGTTCGGCCTGCAATCTCCTTCGTGCACAAGTGCACTGGCGGTAGCGCGGCGCTTAAGGAATATAGGCCCGATTCGACGCGCTACTGGTGGGATTACGACGGTAACGCATCCGGTCCGCTCAACTCTTCCGTATGCTCTGATCTGAACGGTATGGCTTCCTCAGAGAAGCCGACGCACGTTTTCTGGATCCAAGGCGAACAGGATAGCGGGCTTTACGCTGGCGCGACGGAGGATCAGGACGCCGCATTCCGGGAGCGGTATGCAAGGGCCGCTACTGCGGTCCTCAAGATCATCCGAGGAACTATCAAGAGCGCTGATCGGTATTCCATACCCGCCTATCTGCAAATTCTCGGCACACGCGCCAGTGGCGAGCGTCGCGGTATGCCGATCGTTCGCTTGGCGCAGTATGATGCCATCGCTGCGCCCGACATCAATCTCAATGTCGGGGCAGTGAACCCGCTCGATCTCCCGCTTGAGGATGATGTTCACCCGACAGATGGCGGATATGGCATTCTTGGCGGCCTATGGGCGGACGCGGTATTCGGAAGCCTTACCTGATCGACCAATTGGCGACAGAATCGGATTCCTCATCTTCGTCCATCTGCCGATACTCCCAGCCGGCCTGGGTCCACCGCCTCCAGATAAAATGCTGGCGCGTTGTGGTCTCGTGCCATTCAGTGTGACCTAGAACGCGATGATAAAAATGGCGAAGTCTGGAAAAAATGGTGCGCATCTGTAGAACCAAATTGCAATGGCTCAAGCATACAGCCGTCAACCTTCGTTCTCAACTCTTAATGACACCTTCTTATGCTTGATCAACTTTCAGGCGCTTTTTCGACATGTGCTGCGCGATGAGCATCGTCGCCGCGATCACTGCCAGTAGGCTCGCAGATTGCCAATACCGCATGATGAATCCTTGGCTGAATGCGGCCAGCGCGATCGACATACCGAAGAATAAGATTGAGGCGGTGTATGGAGAACGTAGCTTCCCCCAACGCCAAGCGAGGACGGTCACAACGCAGAAGAACAAAGTCACCCCGGCCGGCGGCGGTGAAAATTTAATCGGCGGCAAACGCCCGAAAGCGTCGATGACCGGTGAGAGCGAAAGTCGGTTGTCGGTGAAGGTCGTGAGATTGAAGGGGTTCGGCCCTTCAAAATATGCCCTACGTTCCCGCCGGTGGTCTCTTTCGATCAACCACTTTTTCGCGTCTTGCATCCTCTGATCATAGGTTTTCCCGTCCCCGACTTTGAAGCGCGTCGAAGGGGAGAACAGATAACGCAGTAAGGAAGCCGCCACATCCTGCGTGACCTCCATCGGGACCGCCTTAAGAGTTTCAATCCCAACTCTACCGTAGAGCTTCGAAGCATACTCGGGTCCATCGATGACTATGGACTGGCCAATGCCGGATACCATGACCTCTTCTTTAGGAAGCGTCCCCAGCCTGTCGGCCTGCACTTTTCCGGCCAGCTCCCTGCTTGCGGGGCCGAACGCCGCATCACCGAAGAACGCGACGGGGCGATAGAACAGGAAATACTCCTTGATCTGATAAGGTAGCTCTTTTCCTGTGAAGCCTTTGAAAACCACGGGCGGAATAATGCAGGTTGCGGCATAGACCGTGATCATTCCCGCCACCAGCGCCGACGCACCACTTCGCGAGAAGCGCTTGTGGCGATAGCTTAAGCCCGTCGCCGCCAGCATGCCGCAGAAAAGAAAAAGCGATTCAGGGCGAACACCGAACGTAAGGCCGCAGCATGCCGACGCGGCGAGCATCCATGCTACAGCCTGCCCGCCCGTTTCGCGCCTTTGGGCAACGTCAAACATGCCGAGAGAAGCGAGAGCAAGTGGTGTGAAGATATTCTCTGTCAGGGGGCGGTCCCATTCGATCCAAACGGCGGCGACGAGGATCAGCGCCAAGCTTACCCAGAATGCGCCCGGCCGCTCCAAGGTCGCATAGCACCAAGCCGAGATCGTGAAGAATGTTAGAAGCGCAAAACCCGCTAGAGTTATGGTTATCGTGTCAATTGTGACACCGAACACGAGCTGCGGAAGGTAGTAGGCGAGGACCACGTAAATACGTGAGCCGATCTTATAGGCAACGGTATCGACCTGTCCGATAGACCAGGAGTGGCCCGCATGCAGATAATTTGCTGCATCGGGCGAAAATGCGGGCGGAGAAGCGGCAGACCACAAAGCCAATACCGCTGAGAATGCCGTGAGTAGAAGTATCGGAAGGACAGAACCGGTTGAGGCGGTGCGTAATCGCCGCGCGTGGTCTAGGTCGATCGACATGCCCTTCCTCCGATTTTCAGACGCGCACTCTACAGACTGACAGTCGGAAGTACACCACCCGAACAACCTTAGGAAATCACCATGGACAGAACCGTACCGAAAGGCGCGGCGCTTTCGCTTGCTCTGCTGGAGCGAGCTTACGGCCGAGTCTTCACCAATGCCCAGCGCGCCAATGCGCAAAGCGTGATCGACGCTATCCGCCAGTACGGCGAGCGCTTCGGCCTTCTCCAGCCGCATCGTCTCGCACAGTTCCTCGCGCAGATCATGCACGAGAGCGGGGGCTTCAAGTACGATCGCGAGATCTGGGGCCCGACGCCGGCACAGAAGCGCTACGAGGGCCGCAAGGATCTCGGCAACGTCCAGAAGGGCGACG